ACTGATGCAGCAAAACAACAAAGAGGTATAGAAAATTTTAAATCTTTTAAAAAAGGTATAAAGAAAACTCTACCTTATATTCCTAACTTTGTACAAGAATTTGTTCCTGGTGCTGATTTAGCTAGACAGTTTGGTGTATTAGGTGATATAGGAGGAGAGCAAACATATCAACCTAGCACTGGAGAAAACATAGCTGGTGGTATAGAAAAAATAAGACAGGGAGATAGAGTTGGAGGCGGAGTTGATGTAGCCATTGGAGGTTTAGAAACTTTGGGAGCAGCAGCAGACGCTGTTATGTTAGGAAGTGCATTTGCTGGACCTTTAGCACCAGCACTATTGGCAGCTGGTGTTGTATTAAAAGGTGTTACAAAAGGCGGCAAAGCAATCTTACAAAGTAAAAGCGGTAGAACATTTTTTGGTAAATTAAAAGAAGCAAGAGATGGAGTAGATGATGTAGCTTTTACAACTAAAAGAGAAGACGGAAAAGGTACAAAATTAGCCTTAAATATTGAAAGTATAGAAGCTCCACAAGGTGAGGATGTATCAGAGCTTATGGACCTTGTAGATGAGGATAAGAAAGATTTAATACAAATCACTAACACTAATTTGCAGCAAGATTTAGAAGCAGATCCTAGAAAAAACTTTTATCGTTCTCGTCTATTAGACACTGTGGAAACTTTACAGAACAAAGCTACAGGAGAACAGTATTTAGGATCTTTACAAAACTTAGCTCAAAAAGGCAGGTTTTCTAAAGACGAATTAGAGCACTCTTTACTAGATGAGTATTTAAAAGATAACAGCACAAATAAACTTACTAAAGAAGATTTGTTAGATTATATGGAACAAAATACTCCAGACATCAAGGTAAATAGACTGGTTCACCCAGACAAGATAGAAGGACAAAATGAGGATATTAAGTTTTCACAAGAAGAGATGATAGATTTTGAAGATAGTGAATTTGGTATGAGTGAACGTTTTGATGATGAAATAATAGAAGAACGAGGTTACGCAGATAACAACAATTCTTCTTTTATTAATCAAGCATTAATGGATGCTATGTATAGAAAAGAATTTCCAGAAGAGTACGAAAGGTATTCATTGTTAAAAGCAAGTAAAGATAACCCAGAAAGTGCACTTAACATAGGAACTCTTGATGAAGAGAGTATAATAAAACTCGATAAAAAATTTGATGATATGGTCAAAAATGTACCTGATTATGAATTAGCAATAAAACAAGGTGATTTATTTGAACCTGAAAAAAAATATACTCAACAGCAGTATTTTGCAGATCAAGCAAAAGCTTTAAGAAATGTAAAAGGTGCGAAGGACTATGACACTAATTATAAAGATATTGAACCTGAATTAATAGAAATAGCAAAAGCTGATGTTCGAAGAGAATATAATGAGTATCCTAATTATGTATCCAGAAATCCTCTAGGTTATCAAATAGTATCAAATAATAATCTTGGAGGCTTTGAAGAGTTTTCAGTTATTGATCCTGATGATCAGTTTGTACAAGAGGCACCCACTTATAATGAGGCAGAGATTATAGCTAGGAGACATGCTGCTCAACAAGGATTTATAAATCAAGAAGAGGCCATATTTTCTCCGTATGTAACTGGTTTAGGTAATCCTAACACTTATGAAGAAATACCTTTATCATTAGAAAGTCCTTTAGCTAAATCAGAAGGTGCTATAGTGCCCACAAACGCCCAAAGTGGTTCAGCATCAAATCATATGGGGGTTTTAAATAATATTGGTCACATTAGAGTTAATCAAATAGACCCTACCTCACAGCTTGCAAATGGCAGAAGAATTTATTTAGTTGAAGAATTTCAAAAAGACGGAGAAAACATAGTAAATAAAGCTGGTGGTTATGGTCCTAGCAAAAAAGATATGAGAAAATTAGATGAAATAGCAGGTATGGACAATGAAGTAAAACGAGATTCTATGAATAACATAATAATTGATGATGTAGCTAATAATATAAAATATCGATATTATCCTAAAGGAGTATTTAGTGGCGAAATTTTTGCATCCAAAGGATTAACAAAAGATTTTGAGGGTTTTGTAGATCCTGCCAATCAAAATGCTTCAGGTATACATCCAAAAAATCAAGAAATTGTAAAATATTTAAAAGACAATAATTTAGAACCTAGAAGTCCAATAAGTAATGCATACCCTTTAAAAAAGAATGTTATGTTGAATTTTAGAACAGCCTTGAAAGATGCTATAGACAAAGGCAGCACACACTTTTATTATGTAGCAGGAGAGGTTCATGCTCTAAGATATGGAGAGGCTATACATTTACTTAGTGCAGATAGAGTACCAGATAGTTTATTTAAAGACAAAGTAGATGAATTTAATAAAATAGTAAAAGATGCCCCTGCAAAATTAAATAGGTATTATCTACCTCTTGAGACGAGAGCTAATAGGCCTTATGATTTAAAAGCACCTACTGAAAATACATATCAAGCTAGATTAAAACAAATCGATATATCTGATGAAAATTTTTTGAAGGCAGTTAAAGATGAAGATGTTCAATTTTACCCAATTGGTGAAGATACAATCGTGGAAGGCACAACTGATGATTTAGATAAAATTTTAAAAAAAATCTATGGAACTGATATTGAAACTAATATGAGAGAAGATTTTTTTAAAATAAAAAAAGTAATACCTACAGATCAAACTCCTGTAAATCTTAGAAAACCTGAGATGGAAAATCCTTTTAATACTACTGAAAAAATATACAGTTTAGTAGCTGGAAGAGAAGGTCAAGAAATAGTTTTACCTTTTGACATTGAAATGATGCGAGAACAAAATCCAGAGATGGCATCAAGACTAGAAGATTATGCATCGTCAAAAACACAAGATGACTTTTTTGATGATTTAATAATTGTAGATATAGCTCTTCCTGCCAGAAGTGATTATGATGCTCCTGATACTAGTACGGAGAGTCTTCTTAGACATTTATTAGTAAATAAAGAAAACAATGATGTATTAGGTTCTTTTTATAATAATGATTTAAGTTCAGGTATGCGTACCGCACAGCAAGGCAATGAAGCTAAATTTCATAGAAGCAATGAAGAAACTTCCACTCGTACAGGAGACAAATTAAATTTACCTTACTATTTTAAACAAATGAATGGAAACGTTAATTTTAATATAAGAGATCAAGGAAGAAATAGAGATCTCACTCCTAAAAATTTAAAAGACTTTCTGACTAAAGAACAAATAGAAAAAATAAAAGGAGTAGAGGTAGGTAAAACACCAGAAGATGCTTATTTTGATCAATTTACTGATATAGACTTAGCAGGAAATGTTTTAGGAGGTGAGAGTAAAAAGAAACTATATAATGATATTATAAAAAAACAGGCTAATAAATACCTAAAAAGTTTAGATCCTGAAGCAAAATTATCTTTTGAAAAATTTGATAGATCAGAAACCACACAAGATCTTGTGCCAGTTTATGGTGTAAAAATAACTAATAAAATGAGAGAAAAAATTTTAAGTGAGGGCGTAGATTCTTTTAGTCAAGGCGGCCTGGTAGTAGATGTAGTTGAAAAAACACCAACGAAAATAATTAAAAAATACAAACCTCATATACTTAAAAAAAATTACGGAGCTTTTGTAGATAATGACAATAACAAATGGGATTATATAGATGGTTGATAATTCTGGTATAAAAGGCATAGAAGAACAAGACATATCTTCTACAAGAAAAAGTAGAAGAGATGCTAGATCAATGATGTCTCCTCAAGAAAAAGAAATGCGTAGAACACAAACTGTTGATAAATTAAAAAAAGATTTTAAGCAAGTTCTACCTTATGTAGGACAAATAGGATTAGATTTTAAAATGGGATCAGGTATAGCTGAGTTTTTTGGTCAACAACCTGATATAATAGAAGGAGGAAAAAGACCCTCTTATTTTGAAGCAGCTCAACGCACATCAGATTTAATAAGTGAAGGTAAAGTCACTGATGCTATAGTCAGTGGAGTAGATCAAACACTAACTGCTGTTGGTGGTATTGGCGAAGGAGTTATGGCTGCTGGAGTTATGTTAGGACCTGCTGGTTTACCTTTGTTAGCAGGTGGTTGGGTAGCTAATCAAATATCAAAAAGAGGTAAAGCTATTCTTACAAACACTAAAACTGGTCAAAGAGTTTTAGCTAATTTTTCTGGTGATACAGAAAAAGGATTTAATATTGAAAGTATTGATGTACCAAAGGGTAGAGAAGAAAATCAAATTATAGATACTTTAGGAGAGGTAGTAGATAAGGATATTGTACCAGTAAACAAGGTAGATTTGACAGATGCTGATTTTGAATCAGTGCCTACACCAGAACAAAAGATAGGCCAAGGCACACTAAAAGAAGCAGGTTTTAATCCTTCTCAAGCAACAGCTTTTTGGGTTCAGTCTGGTTATAGTAAAGCCTTTCCAGATTTAACAAGAAATGAAGTAGCAAATGTATTACTAGATAATCCTGAAGTTATGAAACAGTCTCAAGATGCTATATCAAAAATGTATACACCCACGATCAAAGACGGAAAAGAATTTTTTAGTGTATTTAGAAGAGTGCCACTTAAAGGTAAAGAGGGTTTAGAAACTGATGAGGTAATTATATCTGGAACATTAGATCCTAGAGTATTACCTAGATACTCTATGAGTTCTACTATGGATCAACCAGAAAGTATTATTCGAGATGATAAATCTTTAGGAACTAAACTCAGTGAAATGGGTATGCCTATGAGTATGAAAAAAGGCTATGATCCAGGCAAAGAAATCATCATCCGTTATGATGTACCTAAAGAAAAAATTATTGGATATGTTCCAGAATTAGTAAAAGCTAGTAATACTAGAGGTGCCAAAGCAAAGATAGAAAAAACATATGATGTTAAATTAGATACAGATAAAAATAAATTAGGGTTTTATAAATCTTTAGAAAAGAACGCTGCATCAGAACAAGAAGTGTTTGCTGATGTGCGAGGAATACAACCTACTATAATAAAAGATTATGAAGGTGGAATTGAAGCTATAAGAAATAACCAAGCAACAAATATTGTATTGAAAAGTGACAAAAAAACTGGTGCAGAAATATTAGAAGATGAAGGTGGTATTGGTAGATACAGTGTACTTGATGACAAGTTTATAAAAGGAGCACCAGATGATCCAAGAGCTATACTTAAAGGCTATAAAGCAGGGTCAAAAGGCGAAGAAAAGTACGGTTTAATACCTAATCCCAAATATGGAAAAGGTGCTAAAGAAATAAATGAAAACTTTGAAAAGGCTAATATAGAAGAATTAGATAAAAGATTAGATTTTGTTAAACAAGAATTTAATTTAAATCAATTAGAAAAACCAGATGAAGGTATCAAGGCTATAGAGCAAAAAGATTTGGATAGAAAAGCAAAAATTGAACAACGTAGAAAAGAAGCAAATATAGCTAGATTTGGTTATGATCCAAAAGATCCAAAAGATATCAAAAAAGAAGTAGAAAAAAAACCTAGAGATGAAAGCTCTGGTCATGCAGCTGATTATGTACCAGCTCAATACGGACCACCAGCTCACGACATGAATATGGTGATAAAAGAGGAATTTGCACCAGAGGGATATTCTACTATGTCCGCTGATATAGGAGAAAATTATGAAAACTTAAAATATTTTATAACATCTCGTAGAGGCACTAAAGAATATGATGAGGAAGTTGCTTTTTTCAGAAAGCTTTTTGAAATAAAAGGTAATCCTGATGCTGAAGTAACTATTTATAGAGCTAGTCCTACTGATGATTTAAGAGCTGGTGATTTAGTTACACCAATTAAATCTGATGCAGAGGATTTGGTAGAGGAAAGTAAAATAACAAGAAAAGATATAAGAGATGCTGAAAGAAAAAGAAGAATGGAAGAAGGGCCTATAGACTTAGCTAAAGAAAAAACTTTTAAAAAGATGGATGCCATAATCGATATTTTTCCAGAGCCTAAAAAGACACCTTCTAAACTTTTTACTTATAAAGTAAAAGCAAAAGATCTTAGATGGGATGGAAATAATGGTTTGGTAAGATGGGGTTATTTTCCAGAGGCTGATGTTGTACCATTAAAATCAGAAAAAGTAGATAAAGTAGATAAAAAAGCACTTGGAGGACTAGTAGACCGTAACACCTATGACTGGGTGTATACAGATGGTTGAGCCAATATCCACTGCCCTCGCTGGATTATCTTTACTTAAAAAAAGTGTAGACTTCATAAAATCCAACATAAGTACAGCGAAAGACATTGGTGATATTATCAACCATGTTGATGCTGCTATGAACGCTGAACAACAAATAATTAAAGAGAGAGATAGAAAAGGAGATGACCCCTTTGCTGTAGAGAACGTGGCGAAAAGTGTCCTTGACGCTAGGATAGCCAGGGAAAATTTACAGGAGGTAAAATTGTTGATCGAGATGAGGTTCCCTGGTGCTTGGGGTCAAATACT